AACTTATCTGGATCTCCACCAGATACTCTGTAATTTAAATATTCCTGAATATCAGGAAACGATTGAAACACAGATTGAAATTGCTCTTCTGCAATTTTTTCTGCCATAGCCTTTGTTAAATTAGCTATGCCATCGTAGTCATCTGCAAACTCTCCTTCAATATCATATCCCATTCTTTCTTTTAATGTAGATATAATAGTTGCTTCTTCTTCCTCTGTTTCAGTCTCTGATTCTAATGCATCTGCAGCTTCTTGCAAATTATCATTAGGAGCTTCTGCTTCTGTGTCATCCTCTTGAATTTCTTCTGAGGTTTCTTCTGTAGTTTCTTCAACTGTCTCATCAGTTGTAGGAGTTTCAGTTTCTACGGCTTCTGTTGTTTCCGGTGTTTCTTCTGTAGATTCTGCTGCTGGTGTTGGCTGATCATCTAAGAGTGCGCTAACGCTAATCTTGGATAAATCTAAATTGTCTTCTTTACTCATGTCAAAAATAATTAAATTATACTAAATTTCTATACATAAAGATCTATAGGCACGATGTGTTTATATAGAGTCTTTTTATGTTTGTTTCTTACTTAATGCCTTCTTCTGAAGGTCTAATTTTTTGTTTTCAAGGCGTTCTTTTGATTGCATTTCTCTTTCTTTCTGTGAAAGTTTCTCTCTTTCGATTCTAACTTTCTCAAGATCTACTGCATCATTAATGCCATTGTTATTCATATCCTGGTCTACAGTCTTCGCTGCTATCTCAAGTTCTTTAACTTCGATTTTGTTATCTCTGTCTAATTGATTTTGAGTAGCTTCAAACTCTTGAGCTGCTTGCGCGGCTGCCGCTTGAGCTTCAAGTTGCTGTGATTGCATTTGTTGAGCTTGTTGTTGTTGTGCTTGTTGTATTGCTTTTTCAGCAGCATCAACTTCATTAAGCTTTTCTTTAATTTGTGCAAAGTTGCTAGAGTCTAATATCTCTGCAATTGTACCAGGTTGTGATCCATTTTGAGCAAATGATAATGTAAGCTGTTTAAGCTGTTGTATTTTATCATTCTCAATAGAGTTGTTTTTAACAAACACTCCGTACTCTGCTTCTTGGAATAACTCAGCATCTATATCTAATATAGCTTCTCTGTAGTCTCCGGTAATGTATTGTGTTTTCTTACCGTCTTTCCAAGCAACTTTAGATGTATCAAGAAGTCCATTAAACTCTCTTTCTACATATTTATCGAAACGTCTAAACAATTCTTCTGTCATTACCGAGCTTTGGAAAACTGCTCTTTCTGTGGCTCCAATACCATCAGAAGCTTGTACTTGTCCTTTTCTCTGTCTAGAGATTCCTACAAGTTCTTCCCACTCTTGTTTAACAGACTGAAGCAACTGAAACTGAGCGGCTATGTATTGCCCTAAACTCATGTCCAATACTTGGAATTGATTAAACGTAACAGCTTCCCCTCTTTTACCTTCTGCTGTGGAATCTATAAAAGCATATCCCATAGCATCAGCATAGTACATAAACTTCTCTTCGTCCCAACCATGTCTTTTAGGAATAGTGTTCATTTCCATTAACATGATCTTGTCTTTGTTTTTAGCAATAGACAGCTCTAGTCTATAGTGGAAGATATTATATAAGATTTGGTAGGGTAACCCCATCGAAACGATTGATATTTGATCTGAATGTCGATTAGAGTAGATACGACCGTTATAAGGGAGTTTACAAACGGACAAGTTTGACATTTCGTTTCTTTGTACTTGATGAGGTCGAATATTAACGAAGATATCTCCATCTATTCTATACCCTTCCCAAACCTGATTAACCCAATAATATTCTACAGATTCTTGTGCGTCAGAATCTACTTTGTATTTTTCATCTACAATCATTTGCTGCTCTTGTCCTACCTCATCATAATAAGTTAAGATACCAATTCTAGCAAACGATTTCCATACTACATGTAGTACTTCTGCAAACCTTTCCGTATCCATAGATCTAGAATCACGATTAAACGGTGATAATATACCATTCATCGTTTTACCACTAGGGTTTTCTAATCTATCTATTTCATCTGGTTTTAGTACATCATAAAAAGAATCAACAATAGCATTTACACTCATTAACTTTCTTCTGATTGCCCAATCCCCATCTTCAATAAATTGAATGTCTGGAGATTTTTCGTAATCAAGATCAAGCGGAGATACTATTTCGTATTCTACTTCATTCATACAAATATCTTTATATGAATAGACTTCACCAGATACTAACCAATCAAAGAATCCCGTTTGTAAATGATCAGGTAGTTCTAGTTTATCTATCATATAATCCAGGGCTTCTTGTCCCATAATAGCTCTTGCATCTTTGTAGTTAGTAAGAATTTCTTCTTTTAACTCTTCTAATGGCATTTGCTCCTGTGAAGGTTCCCCGGTATTCATACCCATTTCATTAAGTTCATTAATAAACTTTTGCTCTAGGTATTTTTTAAGTTCTTGTTGTAATAATTTTTGTTGGTTATCCTTCATGTCTGAATTACGGATAACAACTTGATGTGCAAAAGGACGTTTAGATTTTTCTCCTAATAATAAATCTACAACAGGTTTAATAATGTTGTAGCTTCTTAGTTTAGCAGGAAATCCTTTTACTTTATGTTTTTCGGAATTGTACGGATTAGTTACGTAGTTATAATCTGATTCTACTAAGTTTCCGTTATAAGCGTCGTAGTATTTATGCAATGCAGCTTTGTGCTGACTAGAAAAAGAACTTCTGTCAATAAAAGCTTCTATTGTATTTTTCCCCCACTCTTTAGTCTTTCGACTACGAGGAATTTTTTGTTTTGGGATTCTACTCATATCTTTACAAAACTACGTAAAAAATCTTCTATTAAAAAAAGAATCTTCCGTTTGGTCCATTTCTGCCTCAAACTCTTTATTATAGAGATCTTTCATGTGAAACATACCAACTAATAAAGATGAAACACGGTCAAAATTTCCTTTTGTATTATATTTAATTAATTCATCTATTAATGCAATATCATAAATATAATGCAAGTTTAGCTTTCTTTCACCGTTTTCTTGCTGTCCTCTTGGTGTTTTTAACCAATCACGCAAATATATTTCTGCCTGGTTCTTTCTTTGCTTTGATCCCATAGATGTACCATAGGCTCTATTTAATTTTCGTATTCTAACGCCTGATGTTTTATCAAACAACTCTGCTTCTGGTAATAAGTAATGCAGAAGTTTCTTTCGTTTTGCATATGGTATAACTTCTCCTCGATCATTCTCAAATCCTATGCGTGCATTGTAGTATTGTGCTAGTAGAAACAAATTATAATTATACTCATCCTGTGATTCTGGTCTTCCTACATATGAGGCTACAATCATATCATCAGGCTTTGACATATTGTTAATTCGTTTCATAACATATGCAGAACCAAGCGATGCTCCAAATCCATCTGATCCATAGGGGTCATGAACAATAAAATACAAATCATCTGGTATTGCTTCTTGTTTGTAAGCCGGAGATTGATATACAACTACAGCTCCTGTAGAATCATCTGTTTTATTTAATGGAAACTTTTCTATCGGGCGCACGCGCGGGTCAGGTCTAAACTCTATACCTTCGGGCGCTTCTACTAATACTCCAGCCACAGCCATTTGTTTGTGTAATCCAGTTCTCATAAGCTGGTTACGCCAATCTACTAAAGCTGCTCCAGGAAACATATTACCTCTTTGTTGTAAGAATGCTTCTTTAGGCATCCAAGGATATTCTGTAATATATTTATCTAAAGTAGATGCATCTTTAGCCTCTCTTTTAAGCTGATCTCTCTTTGCTTCTTCTTCTTGTTTTGCTTGTTTAGATAAAGAGTTACCATCTTTATCCATATACCCAATTTTATTTTGGTACGATGGAAAAAAGAAACCACAATTACTTCCTTGTGCTCCTTCATCCCAAATATTATCAAATGGATATAGATCATAAGCTTCAGGATTATAGAACATAGATTCAAAATCTATTGTACCACCGTCCATATCACCACCTGTTCCAAACAATACAATCTGACCAGTAACTACACCACCATCTTCCACACAGGGACGTGTTGCAAGATAAGATGCTTTTAAATTATCAAAAGCTCCACACTCTTCAAAGATTACAAGACTTGCATCTTTTCCCCTTGCAGCATCTGGATTATCCTTAAATGTAATTGCCTCTACCTCAGACTTATAACCCTTTTCTACAGGCTGTTTGTTAATGTATTCAAGATAGCTAGCACGTTTATGGTTAATTTTATCTACACCTTGTCTTCTTTTTTGCCATCCTGTATGCTCATTTAAAAAGTTCATATAGTCTGTAACCATGGTCATAATACCCTTTGGATACAAATACTTTTTATCATGCGCACATAATAGCGTGTAAGAATTCTTTGTTGTGTTGTATATGTTAGCGGCTATTGCTGCATTCTTGTAGGAGAAACCTTTACGCCTAGCTTTAGCAACTATGAGATGCTTGCCTTCGGCAGCGGCTTTTTCCATAGCATGGAAATACTCAAAGTCACCATCCCAAAAACCAGGAAAAGAAACTGTTTTAAAACCACCTGCTTTTTTACCTTCTACAGCTTCGGTTAGTTTTATTTGACAAAAATTCATGTAAAAATAATGATGTCCTGTGATACGTATATCTCCAACTGTATATCCTTCTCGGCATCTTCTTAGTTGTTCGTACCAGTACTCATAGTAAGGCGCACTAC